TGTCAGTAGCAAGACCTGCAACAAGAGTACTTCTTTCAATTTTCTTTAGTCCACCACCTGAAGCATCTATAGCTAAAAGTATATCACCACTTGCTGCAGTCGCTATCTCGGCTAAATCTGTAATTACAGTAGGGTTAAAATTAGTACCATCTGCTATAAGTAAAGCACCTGCTGTGTTAGTACCCATAACTAAGTCATCACCTGATATAGTTAAGTCACCTGTTACAACAACGTCACCACTAAATGTAGCCTTACCTGCAAGAGCCATATCAATGTCTAATGCTGTAATTGCACTTGCACCATCTGTACCTTTTATAGCAAAGTTTTTATCGGCTGTGCTTACTGTTAGTTCAACGTCTGTGGAGTTATTGGCTATATCTAATATAGATGTTCCACCTGATTTAACAATTATATTATTGCCACCTGCATCAAGAATAATATCTCCTGATGAATCAAGTGTTATGTCTGTTCCATCATTAGTAATTGTGTCTAGTGCAATGCTTCCTATATTAGTAATGTTTGCATCACTCATATCAAAAGAGCCAGTAACATCTAAGTCACCACCAACACTTAAATTACCAGATACATCTACAGCACCATTAATGTCTATAGTTGTAGCAGCAATCTGTATCTCTGTATCTGCAACAATATCTAATTGTCCATCTGCTGATGAATTTAAAAATATAGCAGCATCACGAAAGATTATCTTATTATTAGTAGCTATTGTAGTTGTGGCTGCAATATTAACTGCACCATCAATGTCTACTACATCAAGGTTAGCTGTTCCTGATATATCTACATTACCATTTATGTCAATAGTTGTTGCAGCTAGTTGTATTTCTGTATCAGCTACAAGGTCTAGTTGTCCGTCTGCACTGGAATGGATGTATATTGCTGTGTCTCTAAACTGTAGCTTCTCTGTAGTAGCAATAAGTATGTCATCATTAAATTCAAAGTAATCCTCATCTTCTTTCCACGTAAGTAATCCATCATTAGTATTAGCATTAAACGCTAGTGTTATATCAACATCTTGTCCTGCACCTACTGTAATTGCATTAGCAAGTAATGCTGAAATAGCTCCACCTTCTCCTGCTGTACCATCATGCGTGTGTCCTGATGATGCAGCAAAGGCTGCTAATAACTGATTAAACTCGTCATTACTATGAGCTGCTGTTACAACATCTCCATCTGCGTATGTGGACTGTCTAGTGTATGTATCACCCATTAACGTCTAGCTCCTAATTGATATTCTAATTGAAAACCTTTAAGTGAATATGGTGCTGTTATACCACCATCTTCTACTTTTAATGCTACAGCAAATCCTGAACCTTCTACTGCTTGTCTAACTAATGGTTCAGATACACCACTGTCATACACAGTACTAGCAGCACCATACTTAGTAGCTGAATTGCCATATATTGTAGCAACTTGAGCAGTATCTAAGGGGTAAGCAGCAGGTTTAGATGCATTAACATCATCGTAATCATATCTTACAAACAAATCAGCATCTAGTGTAGATTCAGGTTTGTAGTTTACTATAACCCTCTGCATATGTTTTCTTATTCCGGGGTCATTAAATGTTAAATCAGGACTTCTATACTTTCCTGATATAGCAGTTCCATCAAAGGTATTACCTTGTTCTTGTCTATATATAAAGCCATTATCGTAGTCACCATGTAATACTAGTACGTCACCATTTAATACAAAGCTATCTGTAGCTGCAGGTCTTACACCACGAACTTCTGAAAACTCAAACTTCTGACCTTTCATAACACAAATAATACCTCTAGTAGATTGTTCATTAGTACTACCTTTAGTAAAAAATATTCTGTATTGTGTCTTGTCAGTTATAACTACAGAATCAAATTCGGATGCTGAATCTATCTGCTCATTAAAAATAGACTGTACAGCAGCACTTATAGTGCCTAATTCCACATCACCAATTCTAGCTGTACCAGCAACTGTTCTTAAACCATCAGGACCTAAAAATATTAAGTCACCTGCAAATTCTTGGATTGTATCACCATTTATACAACCTATGTTTCTTGTTACATCAGAAACTTGAAAGCTAGAACTTGATGTTCCAGCTAATTTAAATATTCTAGTTTCGCAGAATATAAATAAATTATCACGGAAAACTTTTATACCTGTTATAATATCATCTACTTTAAAACTACCTGCACCTATTGCTACAGATAAATTGTCTTCATCAAATGGTGCAGAGAAAACAACCTCTTGAGGTGTATCTGGCATACCTGAATAAAACATATGATTTTTAAAAGCAGCAACGTGATTAGCACCAGTAACAGCAGGAGGAAATAAATCAAGTACTGCTACTCCTGTTTCGTGCAAGTTAGCAATAGTTCCTGAAGCTGCTCTTGTTACACCTGTAAACGTAGTGGCTGATAAACCTGTGTACGTAAACACTTCTGTTCCAATAAGAATAGATAATGTTCCAGATGAAGGATTAGTAAATTGAGCAGTACTAGCTACTGTAATAACCCCACTACCACTTAAAGTTGCATCAGCTGCAATGCTACCTACTAGTACAGTAGATTCACCAGTGCTTGCATTAGTAGATGATATATCTGTTGCGGCTAAAGAAGAGTTAAATATAGTAGGTGCATTAACACCATCAACTACAATTATCTTGTCTGTACCGTCAAAGTTAAATCTTTCAAACCTATACTTACCTGCATTACTTCTACCACTATCTCGGCTAGTCCATGATGAACCACCCGGAGTTGCACTATATATACTAGTACCTCTAGCAGCTAAAACTACATCACCAAAGGTTGCCACCATAAGTATTTTTTCTGCTGAGTTAGAAGTAAATGGAACAACAACTGAAACATACTTTGCAAATCCACTTATCCTTCTGTAGCCACCCTCAATGTCAGGCTCAAAGTTTCTTAACTCTATAGCTTCACCGGGCAATAACATAAAGCTAGACTTGTTTAATACTAGTCCACCCTCACAGTTAAAGGCTGAAGGAGTTGTTTGTGACAAGTCTGCCATACTAACTTACTCTTAGATTTAATGTTGAACTATTACTAGCTCCACTAGATTGTGGTATATAAGTAGACCTGACATAATCAAATCTATTAATAAGCAGTGTCTGCATATTTTTAATACCCTGTTCAAATCTTTGCATATTAAGTTGATACTGTTGAGTTTCACCTCTAAACTGATATACAAATGCTGTAGCACCATCTACTATTACAGCAGCAAATCTATCAGGTACAGTTGTAGTACTTCCATGTACTGACATATCCGTTGGAAATGTGTAGTAATCAAATTTAATTGTAACGGATTTAGTAGGAAATGGATATAAAAGATAATTGTTATCAGGTGTCCTAATAACAAACTCAGGAACACCACCACCACCAAACTGTGTTATAGTAACTGCACTTGCTATTATAGCTGCTGTAGTACTGTTTGCTCCTCGTGTACATCCTGTAAACGTAGTACTAGAACCTATAGCTGTATATGTAACTTGTTCATTACCTATAAACAAAGTTCCTGTTGCATCAAATCCTGATGTGCTTGTAGCAGTAATTGTAGTAACACTATCTGTATGCGTTGTACTTGTAGTCGTACTATTTATTTCATCTTCTTGTGTAATAAAATTATTTATGTAATCATTGTAGTTTAGTATTTTTAATCTACCACCTGTAACACCTAAGTCAGAATCTTTAATAACTCTAAATGTATTATAGTCTACTGTTTTAGTTGTAGCAGGTACAGAGTATCTAACCACTCCTGCTGTCAATACTTCTGTATCAGTCGCATGATTAAAAGGATACTGAAACTCTTTTTGATTAATATATCTTATAGATTCATTAATTGCGTTTTGGCATTGAACTTGTATACCCCTAGCACTAGAAAAGGTTGCCGAAGTTAATGCAACCTCGTTCAACCTTGCTATGACTTTATTTGTTAGTGTTAGGTAAGTTTCTGCCATGTTAATTCCTAAGTAAAATGAAAGAGCAAGTTGCCCTGCTCTCTCATATATAAGTTAAGCTAAAGTATCTCTATCT